GTCAAAGACCATCTTCCAGACTTCTGCCGCTGACATTTCTACACTACGACCATCTTCAAAATCAACAGTAAGAATTGTACCACGTTCTTGATTCATAATTGCAGTATATTCTAATGCACCGAATAGATTTTCCCAGAGAATAGATCCTGTAACGGCATCATCACCTTCTTTGTGACGTTTCTTTTCACTAGCTAATCGTAAGCCTTTGTCGTGCATATATTGGTCAGTGATTGTTTGTCTGACTTGAGCAACGATGGTTTCTCCTGCCATGTTGAGGGCACGAATAACCGAGGGATAGAGTGAGTTAATGTCAACTGCTCCGACATATTCATGCATACCTCTTTTCGGCGTAGCAACAAAGGCACCTGCTGCCTGCTGGATTTCATCATCATTTTCAGTCTTTCGTTTTTTATCTGGTACTACTAAGCCACGTTCATGGGCCTCATTAAAAATTGCCATCTCAATCATTGCCACCGAACCCATAACTGTTGGAAGCAGTACTGTATTTTCATGTGCAAGTTGATTAGCTAATTCTAAAAACTTAAGTTTGTTGTGAATCTTCACCAACAACATAGTATCTTGTCTGTTGTATTCAATGAACTTTTTAAAGTCTTTGTTATACAATTGGTCAAGAGTACCTTCATATTGAGTTTTGTTTTCACCTACTTCCATCTCACCGATACTGTCAAGTTTATAACTGTGACGACTTTCATAGTTATACTTCTTGTATAGTTGTAGATAGTCCAAGTGAATACGACCTACTAAGTCATATGTTGTTTCACTCTTACCGAATCGTTCATATTCACGTGCTTTAGGAAGTTGACCCATCAAGCAAAACTTGCGTGTATCATCCTTACTCATCACTCTAGTAACACGATTGACCATGTAGGGTATATCATATCCTTCACTGTTCCAACCAGTCAATACATCAGCATCTTCAATGAGTTGAAAGAAAACGTCAAACATTTCCTTCTCTGATTTGAATAGCATTGTGTTCTCAAACTCATTAGTGATTTCTTGGGCTGTTTCACTGCTCATATGTTTCGGAGCGATCACTAATGTAATACATTGATCTAGCCAATCTAAGTAACAACTGATAGCTGTAACAGGATTGAATGGATCACTTGTAGGACTAAATCCTTTTTCAGGATCAAAGTCTACTTCAATGTCAAAGAAACAAGTATGAAGTTTAGGTGCATCAATGCCAAGATAATTTTCACTTAGACAGCGAAAGATTACCGGTACATCGCTTTCAAATAATTTCTTACCTGAATGAATACGTTTTTCTTTTTCAAACTCTTGTCGTTTACGAGTGCTAAAACGACTGACTGGATTGCCATAAATGCTACGATGTTTACCCTTAGGATCGGAATAATACAATACATAGTTAGTAGGGTATTCTTTGTATTCTCTTTTGCCGTCTTTATTTCTCTCTACGACATAGATACGATCCTCATCCCTACTGTGAATAGCATCCACATAACTCATAGAGTTTTGCCGACTGTTTCCAAGATTGTATTGAGTTCATCGTGGTCTTTGTTTGTTTGACCCAATGAAGCTTTGTGTGCAATTTTAATTGCTTTCTTTAGTGTAGAAGCCTTGATTTCAAGTTCTTCTGCTACTGCTTTGATAGTGTCGCTCAATCCACCATTCAATGTATCAATTTCATGTAGGACATGCATACCTTCATTGACTAGTTGAGTTAGTTTAATCTTAGCTTCACCGTTAAAGGTTCTGTTATAATCTGACATAGTTTCTCCTTAAATAATTAGTTAGTATACTTGGTTTGTGTAGAGAAGTCAAGTATTTTGTTTACCTTCTACAATCTTTTTGACCAATTTAGGTAATCCTGGATTGACATGTAATGCATGTGGCATTAGTTCATTGCGAATATAGTTTCGGGTATATCTGGAATTCTTATTTGATTCATCTTCTATCCAGGGTACATTGTGACTTTCACACCAATAGATGAAGTCTTGTTTTCTAGTAGTTAGAAATGGTCTAATTACATTGTTGCGAGTTAATGGAATAACTTTGGGTGTACCATGAAGACTTGACCAAATATATGTTTCAACACAATCATCTAAATGATGACAAGTAATGACTGGGCCAAGATCATTTAAAAATTCATAGCGTTCTCTACGCCAGTATTCTTCTTGACTTTCTTTACTATTTTTTTGACTGCGAGGTGAGCCGTACATCATAACAATACTATGTTCACCACAGTACCTAGAAACAAACTCTGCGGCTTTTTCACCGTTTTGTGTTCTATGATTAAAATGGGCGATAGTGATATCGTGTTTACGACTTAGAAAGTCAACAACTGCCATGCTATCTACACCACCGCTACATGCGATTGTGATACTTTTGGGTAATGGAACTGTTAACTTAATCATTTATCTATTGTAACATAGAATGATTTAGTTAGCAATGATTATGGTAAATTGTTGTTTAACCGTAACTTGCGGCTGCTAATCCCTGCCTAGCAGTACCTACTCCAGTAGTGTCTGTAGCAACTACTCCAGTGTTCGATACTAGGTTGGTCATTGATGTCATTGATCCAGTAGATCCATAACCAAATATAGCTGTATCAGTTCCGTATCCGGCGGCTGCTAGAAAATATCTAGCAGTGCCAACACCAGTTGTATCAGTAGCAACAACACCAGTGTTTGATACTAGATTAGTCATTGACACATTAACAGTAGTAAGACCGTAACCAAAAATAGCTTTATCTGTACCGTAAGTTGCGGCTGCAAGAACAGTTCTTGCAGTACCTACACCAGTGGTATCACTAGCAACAGCGCCGGTGTTTGATACTTTGTTGGTCATTGATACTCTAGTACCATCACTACCGTAACCAAATATAGCTTTATCAGTACCATAGCCAGCGGCCGCAAGTGCTCGTCTAGCAGTGCCGACGCCTGAAGTATCTGTGGCAACGACACCGGTGTTACTTACTAAGTTGGTCATTGATAGCTTCGTTCCGCCATCGGTTTGGCCATATCCAAAAATAGCTTTATCTGTACCATAACCAGCTGCCGCAAGGTCTATTCTAGCAGTACCTACTCCTGTTGTATCAGTAGCAACTACACCTGTATTACTTACTTTATTGGTCATTGACACACTCGCAGTAGCAAGACCGTAACCAAATATTGCTTTATCAGTTCCATAACCCGCGGCTGCAAGATAACTCCTATCAGTACCAACACCTGTAGTATCAGTAGCAACAACACCTGTGTTTGATACTAGATTAGTCAGTGATTGTTTAACTCCCCCGGTTGCCGATCCATATCCAAATATAGCCTTTACCCCTGCCGGTGGTGCAACTATAGTAAATCCCCCACCATTTAATGTTATTCCACCTGTTATTGTTATTGACATTCTTTATTCTTTCTTTGTATAATTACCCGTAACTTGCAGCCGCTAATCCTTGTCTAGCAGTACCAACACCTGATGTATCTGTAGCAACTACACCTGTATTTGACACAAGATTAGTTATTGATGTATCTGGTGCAGAACCATATCCAAATATAGCTTTATCTAGTCCATATCCTGCGGCTGCTAATAATCGTCTAGCAGTACCAACACCTGATGTATCAGTAGCAACTACTCCAGTGTTTGATACTAAATTGGTCATTGATACTACATTATAACCACTATTCATTCCATATCCAAATATAGCTTTATCAGTGCCATACCCGGCAGCTGCGGGATTAAATCTAGCAGTACCAACACCTGTTGTGTCACCAGCAACCACCCCTGTATTACTTACTAAGTTAGTCATTGATACTACAGTAGAACCACCACCCATTCCATATCCAAATATAGCTTTATCAGTGCCATATCCAGTTGCCGCAAGATTGTTTCTACCAGTACCAACACCTGTGGTATCACCGGCAACAACGCCTGTGTTTGATACTAGATTGGTTATTGCTGTGACTGAACCACCATTACCGTAACCAAAAATAGCCTTATCTGTTCCATAACCGGCTGCCGCTAGTCCTTGTCTACCAGTACCAACACCTGTAGTATCTGTAGCAACTACTCCAGTGTTTGATACTAAATTGGTTATTGATGAATTTGCCACACTGTATCCATATCCAAATATAGCTTTATCTGTACCGTAACCTGCGGCAGCTAGTAGTTGTCTACCAGTGCCAACACCTGTAACATCATTACTAACTACCCCTGTGTTTGATACTAGGTTGGTTAATGATACCGCAGCACTGGTAAATCCATAACCAAATATAGCTTTTTTCTCTACCGGTGGTGGTGCAACTATAGTAAATCCACCACCATTTATTGTTATCCCACCTGTTATTGTTATTGACATATGTTACTCTTTATTGAAAGATTTCTGGATGTGCTTTGCCAAATATCTTAATATACTTGCCAGCCATCACATCCGCTTCTGCTTCTATTGGACTACCGGGATAACTATCGCCCGGTTTAATCATATTTAATTCACCCTGACGCACATGTGTTAATTCATGGAAAACAGTGCGTAATATATCTACTAAATTTCTATTAGCACAATACACCCATACTTCACCCGTCTCTGGATTGTGTCTACCAGTATGATGACCTTCTTGCGCTTCATCACTATCATAACTAAACTCTATCTTTGGAGTAGTTTCTAAATTTAACTTCTTACTTGTCCAAGCAAGAAACTTCTTTACAATAGGATTGTTATTTAAATCTTCTTGTTCAGATTCAGTAATGTAGGGTTTTAATAACTCAGGATCATATCCATTATGTCTAGCGGAATCTCGCAATCGTCTTAATCCTTTAGCTTCAATTTCTCTTATTCTATTTCTAGACAAGTCAAACTTATCACCAATCTGTTGTAATGTCATATCATACCAAAATCTTAAAATTAATACTTTTCGTTGGTCATCGGTTAATCTGTTTAAGCCATTTTGAATAATTTGTTTAATACTATCATCTATTTCAGGATCTTCACCAGCTGGATCTTTATATGGCACTCGTTCTGCTCTGTTATAAATATCGTTAGGATCATTTAATGTTGGCATTTTATTATAGGATCCGCGATATGTTGTACCATCCGGGTTGTAATGTCGTCCTCCAACCTCATCTAGTTTATCTTTAATCCAACTGTCCGGAGTCTTATGATATTTTCTAACAAACAAATCATGCAATGCATCACCGGTTATACGATGTTTCTTTGCTATCTTTTTCATTAGTTTATCAATGGTATTATAGTCGTGCTTTTCTAAGCTAGGAAGTTTCTTAGCTAGGTCAGTTGCGGCTGATTCGTATAGTTCTATTGCTCTCATATTAGTATTTATGCTCACTTATAAGGTCCAGTAGCGAATT